GGACTATAATATGGCACCTCGTACTCTAAGATAGAGTTAACGCTAAACGTTGTTAATGCCATACCCCTAGTTCCAGGAAAAGGATGTCCTGGTATTGGTACGTTGTTGCCACTTCCAAATTGCCATTGTGTCATTATGTCAAATCGAGCCAACTTGTCATTTCCATAGCTTGGAAGGGCTTCTCTGAAAACACTATAAGCATCTGAACTCGGAAAATAAGGAGCACGTTGAACTTCAACACGATCAATTGTAGATAGGAATCCTCGTGGAACTAGCTTATATCTGATAGAACCTCTGTGTCCAGAAAAAGCTGAACGAACCCAATGTAATAAAATTGTATTGACATAATTATAAGGACTTGCTAAACTAGTTAAATCAACCGCTCCACTTACGCTTCCCCTCATATAGGGAAAAGAAGGATAGCGTACGGAAATAGTAGTTGAAGATGTTTCTACCTTAGCAATTGTATTCCATAAATTATATCTTTTCAACATGGTTCGAAATGATGTAATTGCTTCTCCAAAGAACACTTTATTAAGGTCATTATGTTCCGCTGGGGGCAATCCAACAATTGTAGATTCAGTTTGTTGTGGTGCATCAAGTTCTTCAGTGTTCTGACTCTCAGGTACAATCTCTCCCATTTGCGGGTCCAATATTACTCCACTCTGCGGTTTTAAAACAAAGTGTTGAAAATAATCATCAGGAGCTGCTACCTCAAAATCATCACCCATAGAAACAAACACATTGATCTCGATGTCATTGGTAACCGTGCTATTTGGAGTAGTCAATTCGTTTACAACTATAACTCCTATAACTCCATTTCCAGTTCCTTTGCTAGTGTATCTACTTGTACTGTACATTGTAGTAACACTATCATCTCCTGGATAAGCATGATTCAAAAAGTTCCTTTCCTGTCCATTACCTATCTCAATAGTGAAGTCTTGCTCTTCGGCAATATCAACAATTTTAAGATAATTAGTATTGTACTCTGAAAAACCGAGATATGTGTTGTTTGCAATGAAATTCGGATCATAGACAAATTTAAGACGTCCCTTGTGAAAACTCGAACAGACTATCTGAAACCTAAACTTCATCGAACCCTTCCAATTTGTA